CCTGCTGACCTTTGGCAACTTGCTCCCTGGTCATGGTTGGTCGATTGGTTTTTCGATATTGGAAAAGCAATCGAGAGCTATGAAACAGCTCTTTCCAACCGTGTTCTGAGCACGTACATGTACGCTATGGAGGAGACTGTGTCAACAACACAGGTCCTCGTGACCGACCTTCGAGGCCAAACCGGTGTTTCTTACACCGGCCCTCGCTCTTGGTCGTTCCAGTGGGAGTATTCCCGCAAGCGTCGTATACGTGCGAACCCCTTCGGGTTCACCCTGAATCCCGAAAGTGCGCTAACCGCTGCACAATTCGCTATTCTGGGTGCGCTGGGCCTCACAAAGGTCCGTCGCTGAATCACAGTGGCAAATCATACCCACCGCAATACAAGGAGAACCAATGCTCGCTGATCCTCAGTCTGTTACCATCTCGGCAACAGCTGTTTCGCTTCCGAAGCTCGAGGAACGTTCTGAGACGAACGTTTACACGAATCGGACGGAGAACGTTGACCTTTATGTCACCCAGAAGGTGGACAAGAAGGGCATCGCTCGTTCCACCACCTCTCTCGTGAAGAACACCATCGTCACGGACCCTGTTACGGGTCTGAAGTCGAAGGTGCCCTACTCGATTTCTGTCGGCTCCATGATCCCTGTTGGGATCACTGTCGCGGAGGCCGAGGCGCTTTATGACGCCCTGACCACCGCACTTGAGGCGTCGACGAAGGCTCTTCTGAAGAAGATCCTGGGAGGTGAGCGATAAGCGGCCTTGAGGCCATCATCATCATGGGCGTCGTTGTGCTGATTTCGATCAGCATCGCCGCCTTTGGGATGATTGCCTCTCGCCGCTAGATCAGAGTGCCATTGGCTGGATACCTACCCCCTTTGACAGGAGGAGATATGAAAAGCCTGGCAACTCTCCAGCTGGCCGTCCTAGAAGATCTAGGACGTTACTTCGCCACTGATGTGCGGAAGGACGCAGAAACTCTTCTGCGCCGCACTGAACACGAAGGTGAATCGTTTTTGACGATCACCCTGCCATCTTTCGGAAAGTCCCTTGAACAAGGACTCGCTGAAGGAAAATGGCCGGATCAGGGCTTTCTTGGTTTCAAGAGAGTCCGAGGTCTCCCCGCTTTCATGCGAGGTTTCCTCATCCGTGTGTTCGATGAGCGTGGATTCATTTTGGATGACCCTGATGCTGACGCAGTATGGGGCATTCGTCAGGTGTGTTACCTGACGGGCAAGATGGACCGCACCTGCACTCCCGAAAGGGAAGCAGATGCTCTCCGTTCTTTCATCCAGACTGACCGCGAACTGGCTGCCCACTTTCGTACAGGTGTTTCGCCTGACGATTGGGAAGCGTTTGAGAGGCGCTTCTTGCAGCTGTTCGGAGAGATTCTCGATAAGATTGAGACGAAAGTCTCTTCTTTCGAGCTTCTCCCTCGTTTTGGTTCCGGTGCTGTAGCCGAAGGCTTGCCTAGGTCACAGCGCTGGGATTTCCCTGAGTGGCCAGATAGGCTGGACTCTGTCCTACCTAAGTGGCGTTACTCACGGAATCTCCCTTTTTGGGATACCGAAACGACGGTGGCCCTCGGAGCCGAACGCCCTGTAAGGGTCATTACGGTTCCTAAGACGCAAGCGAAACCTCGAGTTATCGCGATTGAACCCTCTATTATGCAGTTTGCACAACAGGGGCTCAAGAACGAACTCTATCATGAGATAGAGACCTCTCCCCTCAGGGAGATTCTCGGGTTTACTGATCAGACTCGCAACCAGAGATTGGCACAAGTTGCCTCTATCACTGGTGAGCTTGCTACACTCGATTTGAGTGAAGCGTCTGATCGTGTCCACTTGAGCGTGGTTCTACACGCGTTCAAGAAGTGGCCTCACACCCTGGATTACATCCTGGCGTGTAGGTCGCGGACCGCTGATGTAAACGGTGAAGTTGTTCACCTTCACAAGTTTGCGTCCATGGGCTCTGCTCTGACATTCCCTATCGAAGCGATGGTCTTTACGACCCTCGCCTCGTTGGGAATGACTCAGCAGTCTCGAATCCGGCCCAATCAGTTGATTGGGTCGCTCAGCGTTTACGGAGACGACATTGTCGTTCCCGTATCCGCAGTGGCCGACGTTGTTCGCTACCTTGAAGCTTTTGGCTTCAAGGTGAACAAGCGCAAGTCTTTCTGGACTGGAAAGTTCAGAGAGTCTTGTGGAGATGAGTATTTTGACGGCTCAGATGTGTCCGTCATTCGTCTCCGTGCCGATGTTCCAACATCGCGTCGGGATGCAGTTCTCGTGAGAAGGTTTGTCAAGTTCCGGAACCGTGCTTACACGCACGGACTCTGGGCATTGACAAAGGCATGTGATGATATCCTTGCGGATGTTCTTCACATTCCGGTTCGCTCTTTCCGAGACGAACTGGAAGCACCTTCGGATGTCCTTTCTCGAGTAACTTTTACCCATGTTCCTTGGAGAGCTGTCTTTGACAGCAATCTGCAGAACTGGGTGGAGCGATTCCCGAAAGTACACTCCAAATCGTCACCGGATGTTTCCGATGGCGAAGGAGGCCTTCTTCGGTGGTTCACTGAGAATCATGATACTGGTCAGCACCAGCCTGATCCGTATGAGAGCCAAGAACGTGCCCATACGTTCCGAATCAAATGGGCGAAGGCCGTGCGCTTACCTAAGCGCACGGAGCTAGACGAGAAATAGTCTAGCTTGCGGGCGGTTCCATGTTTGGAACCGTGGGGGATGTACT